ATCGTTAGGAAGGTAGTCTTCAGTCCAAACATAGATAGGCGTATGTATTCCCATGTATGCCCCCTCTATGTTGTACTCACTAAACTCTCTTGCCTCTTCCGAATCCATAAAATCTCTTGTCATTAATATGGCTCGTATTTTTTCAGCGTCATACACAAGTACATTGTGCTGACCTCCATCACGCCATACGCTTGCTTGTCCTATGATTGCGTCATCAAATCCACTTGCTTTAAGCATGTCTTCCTCCTATTCGGTTTTTACGTAGTCCCTCTGCTATCTCTTTTACTTGCCCCAACAATTCCATTTCTGTACCGTAGCGTTTTTCAAACTCCTTTTTCCAAGGATGCCTTGATACCGCTATTTCAGTTTTAATTCCTTCTCGATGATGAGAAGGACAAAGAGGGATAGTATGGAAATCATCAATGCGTTTGTTTGCATGAATGATGTGATGAATGTCTGGATCGCTGTGTACATTAAGGTCGTTTAAACAAACTATGCAACCCATCTCCTGAAGCAACTGAAACCATTCTTTTCTTTTATCCATTGTTCTTCTCTTTTAGTATGGATTCAATATACCGAATGAAGTCTTCGGGGTACATATCTGTAGTGTGGATTCCAAGTTTGGCAATATCCTCATTGGTCAGCCCTACCCATTCCTTCTTGCAAAACCCACCGTAGTTAGAACACATTTCGCTTTGCTCTATCTGTCTCTTACGCCATCCTGATTCCATCTCAATGCGTTTAAACTCATCGTCTTCTTCTGTGTTCATGTGTTCTCCTTGATATAGAGTTTTGTACCAATAGGCAATGCAGGCTCATGCCACCAAGAATGTGTTACATTTGCCCCCGATTCAGATATGACTGTTGCCACAGGTTCATCTTTTGTTTCTGTTTGTGCAATAAACTTTTCAGCACACGCAACGCAATACAACGCATGACCACCATCAGCACCACATTCAGCACAAAACACAAACTCATTTTTTTGGCGATTTAGTTCACGCAGTAATTTCATTGCATCAGATAAATCTTTGCGTAATTGCTCAATAGCATCATCCTGTTCTTTAATTCTTTTAAAGGCATCAGATGCAAAATCAGCAAGAGATTCCTGTGACCATGTTTTAAATTGCGTCATTGAGTCTGCTCCTGTCAATGGCATAGTACTCGCCCTTCTTTCCCATCACAAGATTCTTGTCGTTTATAAACATCTCCCTTGTAATGCCTCCTACTATGTGTGCCCCATCGTTCGCAAGTTCACACAAAATGTAGTAATCAAAATTCTTTTTCTGGCTGGTTCTTGTAGCGTTTAAACGCCCTCCCTGTTTGCGGGTCGTCTTTACATCTATCGTTTCTCCGTTCCTACCAATAAGGTCAGCACCCCAATCTCGTAGGTCGGTGTCCAAACTAAAATGTAAATTAAGGTGTTTGGCAACGCAGTACTCGCCAATCACACCGTCAACCACTATGCCTAATGGATCGAGGTCAGATTGAATCTGCTCGGCACAGGCATCATTGGTTGTAGCGTAACGCATTGCACCAATGAATCGGCACATGCGTAGTTCAGAGGTAGACAATTTAATGAACACTAACAAATCCTTATTGGTTGAATAGTAACCCTGACCTTTACAACCTTATGCATGCTATGGCGATCCATAAGCAATGTAGCCTCCGCATCTTTCATTCTTTTAAACAACAAGTAAGGCGTATCGTCAATGAATGGTTTGACGTATTGACCTCCCTTCTTCACAATTGCAAACCTATCGGTGCTTACTTTTTTCATGCGTTTTTTTCTTTTAAAAAAGATTGAATTAATAAAACAAATTCATAAGTATCAATTTTTTGTAACTTTTGAAGAATCAATATTGAATCAATTTCTTGATTGGTTAAAGTTTTAAATTGGTTATTTACTTTATCAAGCATTTCACCATCAAACTTTTCACCAACTAATTCTTCAAATTTTGCAAGACTATCTTTATTAGGAGTTGTTCTATTGGTTTCCCAATGTGCAATTGTTGAACGCAAAATTCCAAGTTTTTCTGCGACATCTGATTGACGCATGTTTGCACGTTTTCTTGCATAACGAATCCAATGAGGAAGTGAAATATTCATTTGACCCCTTTATTGCTTTTAAATTTATAATAATCTGCATGTGATATGGATTTTTTTTCTCCAATCTCAAGCGTTTCTACAAAATCAATAAGTGGTTGTATTGTTTTTTTGCTTATGTTTTCTACTTTGCCATGAAAAATTCTTGACAAATTCATTTCAGTAATTTTTGCCCTAATAGAAACTTCATATCGATTTAAACCATAGGACATAGCACGGTCAAGTATTTCTTTTGCCTCTTTAATATTTATTCGTTCAACCTTCATACCTGTTTTTAAAATCTTTAATGAACGTTCTCTTGCTGATTTGTGAGAGCAAGGGCTTTCTAAAATATCAATAACTTTTTTAATTTTTTCTTGCATAGTAAGTTTATTTGTTGCCATTTGATTTCCTTTTTTGTTCTCTTGCTTTACGTCTTTCATTTCTACGTGGTGGTTTGTTGCTCATATCAACTCCAATGAACGTTGTTGTAACCTTTGTTTCTGTAACTTTTCATAGTCCTGATTTAATTCGCAACCAAGGTATAGTCTGTTTAAACGGTCAGCAACTGCCGCAGTAGTTCCTGAACCCATGAAAGGATCAAGCACTATGTCACCCGCACGGCTACCCGCCATAACGCAAGGTTCAATTAAATCAGGTGGGAATGTTGCAAAGTGTGCACCAGTAAACGGCTTAGTGGTAACAGTCCATACTGATCGTTTGTTTGCAAACTCGTAGGATTTCTCAAGTCCACTATGAGGTTGAAGTCCTGACCCCTCGTTGTGATACTTGCCATCCGTTCTATCACGTGTACCCCAATCTTCCTTCACTGGTTCTTTGATGGCATCGCAGTCATAGTAATACTTGGGTTTCTTGGACATCAAGAAGATGTACTCATGGTTCTTGGTACATCTATCCCTGACAGACTCAGGCATTGGATTAGGTTTATGCCAAATAATATCTTGGCGTAAATACCATCCAACATCTTGTAATGCAAACGCTACCCTCCACGGTACACCGATCAAGTCTTTAGGTTTTAAACCATCAGGTATGTTCTTGGAATGTTTGTGTTCCAGATGGTGGTGCTGACCGTTTAAACCTTTACTCGGTCCCTTTCCTGACCCAGCATAACTGTCGCCAAGGTTTAACCAAAGAGTGCCATCATCAGCGAGTAGATTCCATACATGGCTAAAGACATCCACAAGATTAGAAACATAAGTCCCAACGTTATCCTCCAATCCAATTTGTCCCTCATGTCCATAGTCCCTTAGTCCAAAGTATGGTGGCGAGGTAATACAAGTTTGCACCTTCACTCCCTCTTCAGTCCATCTTTTCATAATCTTTCGGCAGTCTCCAAATTCAATGATGTTCATTGCGTGATTTCCTATACTGATAATCTTGGTAAGACTGTAAACAATAAATAATTAAACCGCCAACAGATACAAGAACACCAACAAATGCAAATCCAAGAACAAGCACAATCAAAATTGTTTCCCACATATCAGTCTCCTTTGCGTGTGTATTTCTTTTTAGGTTTGATCGCCATGATGCCAAACTCTTCGGGTTCTGCAAGCATGGCTTTCGCCAACTCTTTTGATCTGTATGGAATTTCTTCTACAGAGTAATCGCCATTGACAATAAAACCCATCATGGCTAACCCTGTATAAATCCATTCAAGATGCATACGATCTTGTTCAGTCATTTTGTTTACCTCGGAGGAATTTTTCAATCTCTTCACACACAAGTTCTGCAAATGATTTTCCTGATGGGAACATCATCTTCGCCCCTTCGGTGCTTCTGACGATATGCATTGCCTCGTTTAAACCGCTATTGAATCCTTGGTTGTACGGGTCTGTTTCACCCGCCATCCTCATGGCTATACCCTCTTTAGCAATCTGCGAGTTAGACAAATTACTTTTCTTTGAGTACCTTCGGAAAGCATCAGCATCACTCTTCGGCAAATAAATCATCACTGGCTCAACCGTTTTAAAACGGGTCGCTTTCTTCTTTCCATCGTTCATATTCATCCACCATTTCATCAAATTTTTTCTGAGCGTTTTTGTTACCGTTGAGTTCAGTGCGTGAAGATATTTCGCATACCTCATATAAATGAGTTACTGCTCTCTGTTCATCGCTATCGCCCTTTTCGGTAACGCCTTTGTATCCAACATAGTCAAGCCATTTGTGGAAGACATGGTTACGGCAAAGTAAACCTGACTTCTTGACTCGATTGTTGTAAGGTGTTGCAGACTCATCGTCCTGTATACGAACCATTGCCACACCGTATCTAGCCCCAACAAAATCCCGAACAAGTTCTTCGGGTATCTCGTCAGGGTGGATACTGATGGTCAGAATGAATCCAGTACGGTCTTGCTTTAGCGCAACCTTAACGCATTCAAACTGAAGTGCACTCATTCTTTAAGTCCCAACTGATGTGAAAGATAAGAGATGACCGCACGATAACCAACTGCTTGGTGCTCCAAGTTTTTGATACGTCCCATATGTTCCAACAAAGCCTGCTGTTGGTGCTGTTGAGCAAGGTGGTTTAAACGAGCATCTTGATTCGCTGGCAACTTTTCTTTTTTGTTTGGTTTGTTTTTAGAACCCAATGGTCTGCCTACTTTCTTTTTTGTAATTTCAGAATGGGATGTCTTCATCTGTATCTCCTTGGTTTGATGTTTGTTGTTGACCGTTTGCAACGTAAGGCTTTTGTGCTTGAATAGACAAGAAAGTTCCTTGGCTATATTGTTTTTTCCATCCTGATAACGCAATGGTTATTTGTCCATCGACAATTTCAAAGTCATTGAGGTTAATCAAAACATCACCACGGTAGTCAGGTTGATTAGGATTCTTCTTGCTCTTGACCGCAAACAATGCGCCACTGTTGGGGCGCTTTTCAAATTTCTTATCCATTATTCTTCGTCCTTAAATTTGTTTTTAACTTCTGCAAAACTTGCTTGCAGTCTCTTGTACTCAGCCTTCTCTGTAACTTTCAAATCATCAATCTGAGTTTGATTTGCTTTCCACAAAGAAGTCAACTCAGACAAAGTTCCACATATCGCACTGAACTCAATCATGCTATCGACAAATAAAACTTTGCTTGGATCAGGCTCGGTGGGTATCACCTTTGCCTCGCCAGTTTCGGGCTTTGCTTTTGACTCTGCCTTAACTGTTTTTGTTTCGGGGGCTATGCCTCCTGTTGTTGCATCGAGTGCGTCATGCTCACTCACCGCCATCGCTACGGTATATAAGTACCTCCTTTGATAGGTCTCCGTTGCACCAATATTTTGCACTTCGTGGCAACCCTTCAATGAGGCTGAACCCATAGGCGATGTAAACACAACTGACGATCCATCTTCGTGTGCGTAGATGGTCATGGTTGCAACATCATCGCTAAACGATATGACATCGACCAAACCAACATCGTTAAAAATTTCTTGAATGGCGGGAAGAAAATCTCCCAGTTCAAAATATTTATAACCCGCAAACTTGTTGTGACCTGACTTGGTCAACTCACGTGACTGCAAAGCAACACGTGCCTCTGATAACTTTTTAAACACCTTCATCTTCTGATTCCTTTAATGTGGATTGATACTGACTACACCATTTGGATACGCCACAATAATTTCCTGTACAACGTATCGCCTCTCCCTTTCGGATTTCTATGAATCCTTTTGCGGTTGGTGGCAATGTTGCCAACAACTCTTTTGCCTCTTCCTCTGTATCGAGTAAACGAATAGCAGTTTTGCGTCCCTCTTTTTTAACTGCATACTTTGTTTCCCGAATCCATCTTTCTTCCTCGGTGCATGGAGTTAGTTCTTCATCCCAATCGTCTTGCACTTTGGACTGACGATGCAACTCAACACGCTCCTTGATATACGCCTCAACCTTTTCGGTTGACCACATAGGAATGTCAATCACTTGAATGGTTGCTTGTGGATATGACTCCTTGTTCATCGCCTCTCTACGTGACCAATCACGAATGAATGCACAAATCTTTAACGCCTTGACAGGCTTGCGCTTGACTCGTTCAACCAAATACTTGTAAATGTTTTGTTGTTGTTCCCACTCAGGCTTGTCGTTCATTAACGCCCATGCTGATGTGAACTTGTAGTCGGTGATGGTGATGCCATCCTCGTCTTCTTTTTGCAAGTCGATAGCACCTGACAACATGATGTCATCGATGCCCACTGTAAGGCGCTCCTCGTTGGTGTGACCTGATACCTCAGAACGTTCTGCTACCACGTGCAATGCAGTTCCTAAGAGCATCCATAGCATCTCTGATACATCTTGCTCTATCCCGTCCCAATGCTTGCGTCTAAGACGTTGTATGCGTGGCGGTGAGATGATCTCTGTGACTGAGAAGTCTGACTTACCCTTTGAATAAAAGTCTCTTGATGCGAGCGCCAAAAGGGTCTCAGGTACGTTAAACTTGTTAGTGATTTTCATGTAGCCTCCTATAAAAGAAACTCAATGCTAATACAATTAAGGACACAATGCAAGCACTATCATTAAAAATATTTGGCGAACCGTGTTCTAAAGCAAACAGTCGAAGGATTGTAAAGTTTGGCAATAAGATAGCATCCATCAAATCCGAGAAGGCGTTGTCGTATGCATCAGCGTTTAAACGTCAATGTGTTGTACCTGCAAGCCAAAAAATTCTTGGTGACGTGGTGGTAACGATTCGTATTTGGTACGCATCTCGAAGACCTGACCTCGATGAAAGTTTGATTTTGGATTTACTGCAAGACGTTGCGTATGAGAACGACAGACAAGTCAAAGAGAAACATATTTACTGGATGGGCGTAGACAAGGAAAATCCTCGTTGCGAAATTGAAGTTTGTGAACGGCAATAAAAAAAGCCACTCGGTTTAATGAGTGGCTTTCCGACCTACTGGTCTACTTGTCAGGAGGCTTAATCAAGATAAGTGCCTCAATGATACATCATAGAACGTTCTCTTTGCAAACTTTATTTTATAATGCACAATTAAATTTCTGCTTTGTCTTACGGACATTGCGGTTGCCTCTCCAGTTCATGGAGTTCAAGGGAGTGATGCCAAGCATTGCTCCCTTTTTTTTAAAATTAACAACTCATCCGGCTAAACCCGGCTAAACCCGGCTAAACCAAGACTGTTTAAACGATCTAAAAAACCGCCGCCGAAAATATTTCTAGTGTTTTACCCGAACCCCTATTGCTTTTCAATATGAATTAGATTTAACATGACACCTCGCCTCTTGATTGTCGATGCAAAACGGCACGGTCAAGGGGCTTAATTGTCGGTAGTGTGGTTAGTGCGTTAGACACCGAAAAGGGAAGGCGAAGATAGAATCCCTCGCACGAAAAGTCTGTCGGGTCGTACCGAAGCCGTGGGGCAGTGCGTGAAGGCAGACCAGTTTAAGGCTAGGTCTGCCCTCTCCAAAGGGCAGATGATACGTTGAGTATCTATAAATACAAGGAGTGTCTATGGCAACTAAAGACAAACGTGATTGGAAAAAAGAATATCAAACTCAACTCGCAAGAGGTGATGACAAGGGGCAACTCGAACGTCAGAAAGCAAGGCGTTTATACGACAAGAAAGGAGTCGATAGAACAGGCAAAAACATTGATCATGTGAAACCAATAAAAAGCGGTGGTAAGACTACCGTAGGCAACCTCAGATTGCGTTCACCAAGTGCGAACAAATCTGATAATAAAAAATAAACATTTCCGTAGGAGGCTTAATTGAATGCAGTCGCTGAACTGATCGAATCGCTATACATTGACGATACGCAACGTGTCGTTTGTCCCATGTGTTCTCCCGAACGCAAAAAGTTTAAACTCAAAGAACTCAAGATTGACCGCAAGCCCGAAGGCTTGGTTTACCACTGCCATCATTGCGGAGTGTCAGGTCTTGTGCCCAACAAAAAAAACCATCAACCGATTTACCGCAAGGAGCAAAATGTGATCCCATTAAAGCAACCCCCTGTTATCACCAAGTTACAACCACAACATTACGATTTTTTAAAGTCACGTGGTATATCGGAGAGGGTTGCGGATGAGATGAAATTGTTTCCCGCCCAGAAATACTTTGCTCGTTTAAACAAGGAGACTGACTCAATTGGTTTCCCGTATTTCCGTGGTGGTGTGTATGTTTCTGCTAAGTACCGCTCGATTGAATCGAAGGACTTTACGCAAGATGCGGGTGGAGCACATGACTTCTTTGGGATTGACAACGTAGACAAAAACTTACCTGTGGTTATTGTTGAGGGTGAGATAGATGCCCTGACACTCATCGAGTGCGGTGTAAAGAACGTCTTGTCAGTGCCAAGCGGTGCTCCTATGAAGGTGACCGATGGCAAGATAGATGCCTCGGAAGACAAGCGGTTTACATTTGTATGGAACGCCTTTGACATGTTGAAGGATGTACCTTATGTCACCATCGCAACCGATACCGATTCAGCGGGACAGGCGTTGGCAGAAGAACTGGCTAGGCGTATCGGAAAGGATAAATGTCGGATCGCTAAGTTTGGTTACAAGGATTTAAATGAGGCATTCTTGGCTGAAGGTGCGGGCGTTGTACAAGACATTATCGACCGAGCCGAGCCGTATCCAGTTGCGGGCTTGTCCTCCGCCAGCAAGTTTGAAGAGCGTTTAAACGACCTATGGGGAAAAGGAACTGGGAAGGGAACAAGTACAGGCTATTCAAATGTGGATCAGATTTACACGGTGGCTCAAGGTCAGTTGACGATTGTCACTGGCTATCCATCATGCGGTAAGTCCAACTTTGTTGATCAGTTGATGGTCAACCTTGGCAAGGCTCACGATTGGAAGTTTGCTATTTGTTCATTTGAAAATCAGCCCGAAGTCCACATCTCTCGCTTGATGGAGATTTACAAGGAGAAGAGATTCTTTGAGGGCAACAATCGGATGACCCCACAGGATAAAGATGAGGCGTTTAAATGGGTAGAGAATCACTTCCTGTTTCTTGACTCCGAAGGTGCAGAGCCATCATCGATTGAATCCATTCTTGAACGTGCAAGAGTAGCAGTAGCAAGGACAGGCATACGTGGTTTGGTGGTTGACCCATACAACTACATTGAGAACAAGTCGGGCATGGCAGAGCATGAGTTTATCTCAAGCATGCTCACTCGCATGCAAGCGTTTGCCAAAGCGTATGGCGTTCACATTTGGTTTGTTGCTCACCCAAGCAAGATCACTCGATCGAACATGGATTTACCTAGACCTGATGGCATGGCTATCTCAGGTTCAATGGCGTGGTGGGCGAAGGCTGATTGTGGCTTGACAATCCATCGCACGAAGTCCAATGACGTGGAGGTGGCGGTATGGAAGTGTCGCTATCGTTGGATTGGAACTCAGGGCGAAACAACCCTTGGCTACAATAAAACGACAGGCACGTACTTTGAAAACACCGATGCGTTTTAACCTATAGCAGTATTTTTTAATATTCTAGTTATTATTTGCTACGATTCAAGACCGTTTAAACGTTGAGTGATGGCTTCCTGCTTTTAAAAATTTTAGGCAAAAAAAAACCCCCCAAAGCGTGAGCCGTGGGGGGGATGAACTAGTGTCTTGGTTAGTGCATAGAGATTACTTGATGTTAAGTTTCTCTTTGAGCGGGACGCTCCTCCACTTGGCGGTATCTTGCCAAGCCTCCTTGCCTTTCCATGTTGTAGCCTCAAGGTAATCAAGTTCGATGAGGAGAGACAACGCCTCGTCACGTGCACTCTTGATGACAATCGAATCCATGTCAGCGTGTTTAATTGGTGACTTAGTACCCAATGTAAGCATGATGTCCATCGCTGAGTAAGCGACAAGGATTCTCCTCATGTCATTGTGAACATGGCGAGGCACTCTCTCGCCATACCTCTCATACACTTCTTTAAAAATCTTTGCGTTAAAAAAATCTGTTTGCATATCGTTTCCTTTATTGGTTAGCCTCAATTTCCCATTCATCAAAACAAAGTTCAAGTTCATTTACATCAGGCACGTCAATCCTTTCCTCGACAGTGCCATCGCTCCATATCACTTGGACGCACCAACGGTTGATAACCTTTCGCTTGATGCTCATCAGGTCAGCCAACATGTCGGGTTTGTTGTTCACGTAGCACAATGCGCTCTTGTCCTCGTCATCAAGATCATCAAAACATTCTTGCATGTCCAGTATGGCATCAGCAAATGTGTCGAGTCCTTGGAGGTCTCTGTAGTTGCGAATTGATTCACGTGCAGAAAGATCAGTGTGATAGTAATTGGTGCTCATTGCTTCCCATCCATAAGACGTTTAAACGTTGTTGCTACAGTACGTGCAATCTTGTACCTGTCACTGTATGGCAAGTATTTAAACTCCTCCACTGTTTCTATCATCAGGTCATGTGCGTTCTTGATACGCATCTCTTCTTGTGTCATTTCAAATAGTTCTTGGTTA